CTCCTCTACGTTTGATACCCTTGTTGTATGAGTTCTCTGCAGTCTGAACGTAACCACCAAGTCTTACAAGTAGCGAGACATTCCAGAATGGATTGTCTTGACCAGTATCAGTAACAGTCTTGTCTGATCCTGAGTACTTCTTGCTCTTAGATTCAGGCTCGAGTTCATCATAGTTGAAGTTCTCAATCCATAGATCTGTAATAGAGGTAGTGTTTCCTGCATCAAGTGACTCTACAGTTGCGTTGATGTTAGTGTTTTCGTTAGTTGGTTGTTTAGTATTTTTAGACATAAGATTATCTCCTTTGTATGTCGTTGTTGTTTGACCTTGTGGTCGGCTTCAATGAAACAAAATCATATCATATGATTGTCGCATTGTTCGTAGGGTCTTACGTTTGCTCTCGGACGATGTCAATTTGTTTCCCTTTGAAAAAAGTAATACCTACTTAGAATTACTTTTTTTGAAGGGTCTGGGAAAAAAAGACCACTGTACTTTTTTTGTCAAACAACTTTACATTGTCGGCTTGCTAGGTTTCATTAGGATAGAATGCCTACACAAGTCTTTTGTATAGCCTCGCTTTGCATTCTATTCTTAGGAAACATTGTAAGTGAGAGTAAACTAAAACCCGTAGGATAATCAATGCGACATATCATATGATATGATTAGCTCCGAATAGCATTTCGTTGGCTCACTTTGACAACGAAATACGCAGGTAGAACACTGGTAATATGTACACATCTAATGGTTTGCAACTTTTAGTTAAAGTTGAATCCGCAGGTGTGTCGTCCGTCGGTGCGTGTTCTGTAGACGAAAGGTAGAATAACGTAACGTAGGTATGACGTTAGTCTTACTGTAGTGTAGTTCTTCTACCCTAAGCCTCCGTCGCAACGGACACCCCCAAGGATTGTGAGATATTTGCAACACCGAGCTTCGTGTGGTCTGCGAGGCGACCTGTGTAATTAGACTGTATGTGTGCGTTATCATCAACATATCCTACTCTAGTTGGGAATGTAAAAAGCATATTCTAGGCATGATGTCAAAATGTATGCTTTGCTCGAAATGCCCCTTGCATTTCAAAGCAAACAACAATTTATCCTTTTTGACATCTTGAATGGAATATGCTCTGCGTATAAAGGTAGTAGAAACAAGGACTTATAAATGCCCTTGACAAGCGATTATGTATGGGTTTACAAAAGGGGGGTAAGGGGGGTTTTCTTGTTAACACAGAATAGAATTACAAAGAAACAGAAACTACTGATTGATACTATCGTAGCAACTGGTTGTAGTGTCAAAAAAGCTAGTGAAATAGCAGGATACGCAAAAGGTGAATCAGGTAGAGTGACAGCTAGTAAGACTTTGAGACTGCCTCATATCCAAGAGTATATGCAACAAAGGGTTAGAGAAAGTATAGGATTAAATGCTACGAAAGCCTCGAATAAGATGTTAATGCTAAGTCAAGGTGCTAAGAGTGAGTATGTTCAGCTTGAAGCCAGTAAGGATATACTAGATAGGGCAGGGTACAAGCCAATAGAGAAGTCCATGAACTTAGTCACTGGTAATATAAACGTAAGTATAGACTTGACATAGATTGATGGGTAGAGCTACAGACATAAATGCAAATAAAGATACACTAGGGGTGGGGGTAAAAAGTAGTGCTAGTGCTACTACAACATCACCCTTACAAACATTAATAGCTGAAAAGGTTCGATATGGCTAAAACACCTGCATGGCAAAGAAAGGCAGGAAAGAATCCTAAAGGTGGACTTAATGCAAAAGGTAGGGCATCATATAAGGGTGGCACATTAAAAGCACCAGTAAAGAGTGGTGACAATCCCAGACGAGCAAGTTTCTTAGCGAGAATGGGAGCTTCGAAAGGACCAGATTATGATTCCAAAGGTAAACCTACGAGAAAGTTATTATCGCTTCGTCAATGGGGTGCATCAAGTAGTGCAGATGCTCGTGCGAAAGCTAGAGCAATTACTAAACGAAATAAGGCAAAAAAGAAATAAGTATGAATTTCATCAACTAAAAAAGGAGACTACTATGCCAATGGGTAAAGGAACATATGGAAAGACAAGAGGCAGACCACCTGCAAAGAAGAAGATGGGTGGAGGTCTTACTGCAAAGCAAAAGACATTACCTTCTGCTTTACAGAAAAAAATTATGAAAGCAAAGAAAAAGTAAATGGCAGTTAATGCGGCAGGTAATTACACTAAGCCTACAATGAGAAAGGCTTTGTTTAATAGGATTAAAGCAGGAAACAAAGGTGGCAGATCAGGACAATGGTCTGCTAGGAAAGCACAGATGTTAGCCAAACAATATAAGGCTAAAGGTGGTGGTTATAGATAATGGCACTTGCTAAATCACAAAGGTCACTTCGTGCATGGACAAGACAAAAGTGGAGAACGAAATCAGGTAAACCTAGTACTCAAGGGTCAAAGGCAACTGGCGAACGTTATCTACCTGAGAAAGCAATTAAGGCTCTTTCTTCCAGTGAATACTCCAAGACTACGGCTCTTAAACGCAAAGCAATTAGAGCAGGTAAACAAGTATCTAGACAACCCAAGAAGATTGCTAGAAAAACGAAAAGCTATAGATCTTATTCGTAGGATTACTCAATGACATTTTTACATACTTTAAAGGTTGAAGAGAGACGAATACTTCGTGAAGTTGTGAAGCGAGTTCATCTCAAACATCACCCTGAACAATTTTGTACTGATAGGGAAGCCGACAAAGTTATTGCAGTTATTGGTCCTGAGACAGTAGATAAGTTACTTAGGATTGGAGTTAATACAAACATTGATAACGTTTAAGTATAAACCTGATGGTGAAGTATTAAAGTCTTTTATGAAAGATAATACTTTTTTTCGTGGCATCAGAGGTCCAGTAGGTAGTGGCAAGTCGGTTGCTTGTAGTATAGAAATATTTAGAAGAGCATTGATGCAGGAGAAAGATAGGAATGGCAAAAGAAAAAGCAGGTGGGCGATTATCAGGAATACGAATCCTCAACTCCGTACAACAACGATTAAGACTTGGCTTGACTGGTTTCCTGAAAATGAGTGGGGGAAGTTTATGTGGTCTGTACCATATACACATTTTATTACCCAAGCTGACTTGGAGATGGAAGTCATATTCCTTGCACTTGACAGACCTGAAGATGTTAAAAAATTACTTTCGTTAGAACTTACTGGTGTATGGGTCAACGAAGCTAGAGAAATACCTAAGTCAATTATTGATGCTTGTACTATGAGGGTTGGCAGATATCCTAGTGTCAAAGATGGTGGTGCATCTTGGAGTGGTGTTATCTGTGATACTAACAGTCCTGAAGAAGATCACTGGTGGTCAATCATGAGTGGTGAAGTACCAGTACCAGATCATATAACTTTAGAAGAAAGTCGTATGTTAGTTAAGCCTGACAACTGGAGTTTCTTTACACAACCAAGTGGTATGATAGAAGAGAAAGATGAAGATGGTAGTGTAACTGGATACAAGCCAAATAAAGATGCAGAGAATAGTAAAAATATTTTAGAAACATATTATCCTAACTTGGTACAAGGTAAGACAAAGAGTTGGATAGATGTATATGTAATGAACAGACTGGGTAGTATCCAAGATGGTAAACCAGTTTATAATATGTTTGTGGCAGATACTCATGTTGCAAAAGAAGAAATACCAGTAGCAGATGGTGTGCCAGTATATATTGGATTGGACTTTGGACTTACACCTGCCGCAGTCTTTGGTCAAAAGGTAAGAGGCAGATGGAATATACTACAAGAGATTGTAGCTTTTGATATGGGTATTGTTAGGTTTGCTGAGTTACTTAGAGCAGAAATAGCAACACGATATGCAAACTGTGAGGTGCATATCTATGGTGATCCTGCAGGTGACTTTAGATCTCAAACAGATGAATCGACCCCTTTTCAGGTTTTAAGAGGTGCAGGACTAAGTGCAAGACCAACACAAAGTAATGATGTGGCATTACGAATAGAGTCTGTGGCATCTGTACTTAATAGAATGGTTGATGGCTTATCAGGAATTTTGATTGACTTTAGGTGCAAAGAATTGGTAAAAGGGTTTGAGGGTGGTTATCAATATAGACGTATGCAGGTTTCAGGTGAACGATATGAAGATAAACCTCTCAAAGACCGATACTCACATATCCATGATGCTTTGCAGTATTTGATGTTGGGGTCAGGCGAAGGAAGGCAGGTACTAGGCATGAATAAAAAGATAGAAACTTTTAATGCTAGAGTAGACTATGATGTCTTTAATCGCAGACCTAAGCAACAAAAAAGGCAGGGTCTATGGGCAAGAATGTAAAGGAGATACTATGTGTTTAGGTGGCAGTAGACCAAAACCTCCTCCTCCAACAGTTGAGGAGAAAGAAGAGGAAATGGAAAGAGAAGCAGTCAAAGAAGAAGAGACAAAAAAGAAAGAAGATGCTCGACAAGATGTGCTTGAAGAAAACATAACTCGAAAAAGAAAAGGTAGTGGTAGACGATCTTTGCTTAGAGGTTCAGGTGGTGGCATAGGTTTCTACAACGAATACGATAACTAATGCACGAAAAAACTGTAGAACTAATGATGCAAAGATACGAGAAGGCTAAGTCTGTGCGACTTGAGTTTGAGGATCTTTATGATGAAATCTTTGAGTATTGTTTGCCACAACGTCAGGGATTTAAAAATTATTCTGCAGGTGAAAGACGAGATGACAAGATCTTTGACGAGACTGCAGTTGTAGGTATTCAAGAGTTTGCATCAAGACTACAGTCAGGGTTGACACCTAACTTTGCAAGATGGGCAGATTTTGTTACTGGTCAGGAAGTTCCTGAAGAAGAAAAAGATGATGTCAATAATGCTCTTGATGGTGTCACTGATTATGTATTTGAGATATTGCAGACATCAAACTTTGCCCAAGAGATACATGAATGTTTTATAGACTTGGCACTTGGTACTGCAGTCCTTTGTGTTATGGAAGGTGATGCAGTCAATCCTATAAGATTCCAATCTATCCCATTGCCTCATGTAGTTTTAGATACTGGACCTGATGGCAAAGTAGATCATGTGTATCGTGAACGTATGATGAAGAATGAAGATCTACCAGTTGCATATCCTAATGCAGTAATGACACCACAGATGGCAGAAAGAATAACAAGAAATCCTGAAGGTAAATCTAAGATATTGGAAGTATCATGTAGATTATATGATGATCCAAATGAAGAAAAGTATGGATACTATGTCATAGATATTACAGATAAAGCTATGATAATGACAGAGATCTATACTGGTGTAGGATCAAATCCATTTATTGCATTTAGATGGAGCAAGGCAAGTGGCGAAGTATATGGCAGAGGACCTGCACTAAATGCACTTAGTGCAATTAAAACTTGTAACCTTACTATAGAAATGATTTTAGAAAATGCACAGATGTCTATATCAGGCATCTATCAAATTGATGATGATGGTGTGATTAATGTAGATACCATAAATCTTTTGCCCGGCACTGTGATTCCAAAAGCACCAAACTCACAAGGACTACAACCAATAAGATCAGCAGGATCTTTTGATGTGGCTAATCTAATTTTAAATGACATGAGGAATAATATAAAGAGAGCTTTGTATAATGATATGTTAGGTGATCCAAATAGAACACCTGCATCAGCTACCGAGGTTGCAGAACGTATGGCAGATCTATCTCGCAAGATAGGATCAGCATTTGGCAGACTGCAATCAGAGATGGTGCAACCATTATTACAAAGGGTAGTCTACATATTACAGAAGCAGGGTCGGATAGAAATGCCGACAGTTAATGGTAGAGAAGTAAAGATTCGTAGTGTTTCTCCCCTAGCACAAGCACAATCCAATCAAGATATTGTGTCGTTGAATAGATTTCTACAAACTGTAGCAGGATCATTCGGTCCTGAGATTTTAAAT